ATAAAAAGATTCAACATCAACGGTTAACTTGTTATATTGATAGCTATCAAGATAGAAATAGAGTAAAGATTCATAATTAACCAGACACATCCTTAATAGAAAGCTGGAGAATACCTGTTTTTACTCTATGTTTATCTCTTTATTCAGCTATCAGTAAGGAAGAATTAATAGATAGCAAGATATTCCTGTTCTAGAGTAAATAGATAGACTATTCAACCTTAGCTTAAGGCACGGTTGAAGTCTATATTGTCCTGCTCAAGTTTGGTGATAAATAAAGAATATCTGTAGTTGACCTTGAATATTCACTCTGGTGGCTCTATAATAGACCATAGATCAAGCCTAAGGAGGTCTATCCAGTAGTTATAAGGGTTGGGTTAGTGGTTTTTCTCCCCTAAAGTACTGTGTATAAACTCCTTAGGTTGTTTCATAGAGAAAAAACCAAGAAAAAAAAGCATATTTATGTCGTAAACTACGATATATACTAATAGAGAAGACGGAAAAGTTAATGTAGAGTTGACTGTCTTCCAGCTTTTAGAGAGAAACCACTATGAACAATCAAGAATATAGATACCTAACCCATAACAAGGATATCCAGATAACCTTAAATAGTGTAGCTAGAAAACTAGAGACAACATATAGAAACCTAGACTATCTTACTCTAGACGATATCAAGCAAGATCTTCTATTGAAGGCTATAGATATCATCCAGATGTATAAGGATAAAACCGGAGAAGATTCTATAGAGAGTTCTAGTTTTAACAAATACCTAAATACAAGCCTTAATAATTACTGGATAGATCAAGGAAGAAAAGTAACTAATAGGTTACCATCCAGAGATAATGTGGAGGTTACTCCAGTTTTAGATAGACCCTACTCTCTGCTCAACTTTGAAGTAAAGATTATGGATGTATTTAATCCTCCAGAACTAACAGAAAAAGCCGCAGATATCTACTTTCTATTACTGGAGGCTCCAGACTTCCTTGTTAGCCCCGAAGATTATATCAAGCAGAGTTCCGGTAAGATTAATTGCGCTAAAATCGGTGAACTACTGAACATCCCAGCAAGAACAGTACAGAGAGCATTTAAATAAGGAAAATTAAACCATGAAAAAAGAAAATGTAGTAAAATTATTGACTGTCCTAATTATTCTAGGCAGTATGTTCTTCTTGTCAAAGAAGTTATACGACTCTACTGTTGACTTATCTTCTAGTGTAGCAGAATTATCTGTTAAAGTGGAAAACCTAGGCAATAAGCTTAATTCTCTTGACAACTCACTAGGTGCTGTACAACACCAGATGTTCCTTAATTCTCTGGAGGAATCAAATGACTAATAAAGACGTAATTAAAGGTCTTGTTGATGCAGAACATACTCTAACGCAATCAGTTAGTGACATTAAGACAGGAGTTATGACTCTCATTAGTGAGAATCTTGATCTTCAAGCACAAAACGAGTCCATTCTCGGCATGATGGCTAAACTTCCACCACAAGAGACAAGCCATAATGAGCCATTAACACTAGAAAGGAACTTTGATCAAGAGAATGATGGTTGGGGAGATACAATTACCTATTCATCTAAGCAGAATGTAGGCGTTATCCGTGACAAGGTAGTAGTATGTGGTGGTAGGTCTGGTATTCTTAACCATAAGAACCAAGATGTAGTATTTGTTGCTGATTTTGACAACCTAACCTTCGTACAAGGAGCTTATTCTACAGGTTGGGGCATCCAGCTTAATAAAGCTTCAGGTCATATCACTAATTCTACCTTTGTAAGACTAGGCGATAAGTCTTTTACAGCTACAGCAGCAGAAAGGGACGGGCACCCTCTTTATATCAAGCCTGATGGTGAGTTGTCTGTTATTGGAAACAAGTTTATTGATTGTGAGGGCAATGTTCAGTTTGCTGCCAGAGCATGGGAAGGAGATAAGCCTAATAAGGTCATTCTAGACCTTGAACAGAACCTTTTTAACAACGTAAGTAACAGCTCTCTTGGTCATGGTGGTGGTGGAGCATCTAATATCGCGGCGTATTGTCCTACTATTGAAGGCTCAGAGATTAATGTACTAAATAACATAGTAAACAACACTATCCTATTCCCAGGTAAGTACCCTTCTCAGTCTAGTCCTTCCGCGAGAGGTTTTATTACTGTCTGGAATGATTGTTGGTATCCTAATCAGCACCATATTGACAAAGGATATATGCCTGATCCTAGTAGATTCTTTAGTTCTGTTGTAGTAGCTGGCAATGAGATCAGTACATTTACTCCAGATAGACCTCTTATTCAGATTCAGGGTGCGAAAGAGATTATTATTGAAGACCTTAGTATTGACCTACTAGGAGAGCAAGAGTTACTTTATCCAGTAATTAGAATCGACCATGATCTGTCTAACCCTGTAAAGGCAGAGAAGATCGTTATTAAGCCTATTGATGCTCCAGGTGATATCCAGATTGGAGACATTAAAGTACCACTAACCCAAGGATATGAATCATGAAATACCAATGTGTAGTATGTAAACATGCATTTGTTGTCGGAGAAGATATATATAACCGCACCATTTCTTATGTTTGTATCCCTTGTTATGATAAATACAAGGATCCTGTAGAGCCAACGAAAGAGAAGGAATTAGAGAGGTTACCTCTGGAGCATGAAGACCATGAAGAATAGTACCTATAGGATTCCTATTAACCCTGTACCTGCAAGTAGACCTAGAGTATCCAAGTTTGGTACTTACTATGGAAAGAAGTACACCAAGTTCAGAGAGGAGATTAAACCTATTCTGGATGAGATGGATATGACAATTCTGAGCGGCCCTTTAGTTCTTTCTTTGACCTTTAATATAAGTAAACCTAAGACAAGTAAGCTAGATTACCCATCGCCGGACATAGATAACTTCTGTAAGGCAATAATGGATTCTCTTCATGGATATTTATATGAGGATGATAAACAAGTAATCCATCTGCAAGCTAGTAAACAGTTTGTTTCTGGAGAAGGTAGTATTGTAGTCTACATTAATGAGGTAAAATAGAATTTATTTTGGCCCTAGAGAATGTACACCATAGTAATAACCATAGTACCAGACATAGTAATAACTATAGTAGAGAGAGATACAGAAGACATACTGGTAAGAGACATACTACCCAGAACCATGTAGAGATAGATATACAAGACCAACCTAGATAGTTCTTTTTACTACAATAAGTCATAATAGAATAGTTAGTGGGCTATATTAGAGCTAAGAAGTCATATAAGAGATATTATAAAACAGTTCCTATATATGTCAGATCAAAAAAATACATAGGGTATATTTATATATCTGCTCAATGTTAGAATAAAAAAATACATAGGCCATATTAGAATATCTCTTGTATATCATGTCAAAAAAATACATAGAGCTTATTTAGATAACTGTACTATAAGAGAACAAAAAAATACATAGAGATAAATCAAAAAAATACATAGAGACAAAAATACATCCCACCCCTAAAAATAACAAATAATCTAATATTATCCCACCAAAGTAAGATCTAGCTTTAAATACCCTAGAACCATGATTTGATACTGTTTTCCCCATAGTAAGAGTATGTAATGCTCTTCTTGCTTATAGTAAGAGAAGGTATGTAATCTGCCCTTAGAAGTATTATCTTATTGATGGCTCTCCCAGAACATCAGAGAATAGTTATAATCTTCCCCTAATAAGACATCTATTTCATATAGCCTAAAGGCATCTATTTCATAATAGCTCCTATAACGATCTCTAAGCGATTCTAACCTTAGTTGGAGTCATTATACCTAAATGATATGATCGTGCGTTAGACGTTGATTTATAGGGCTTAAATAAGGAGATAATAAGATGAGATGGGATACTCTCCCACACACCAATGATAATACAACAAAGAAAGTATGTGTGTAGAGATTCCTTATTGAGACTGAGACTAGATAAAAGTTGTATCTCCACTAGAGAGAACCCTTTTTCACATACCTCTAAACCACGATTCCTTATTGAGACTGGATTCAATACACCGTCACCTCTTTTATAAATTAGTTCTAACCTAAGTCCCACCTAAGTAAGAACATAGTCTGGATGAGGTATATGCCACCCATGTAAGAAATAGTTTAGAGAATGTTTTTTAGAGGGGTCATAGGGGGTTAGTTGGAATTGTGTTTTTTATTATCGAGACCACTCACATTTTCTCTAATTTTAGAGAATTTCTCTACCACTCACATTTTCTCTAATAAATAAGACTTTCACTTAGACCACTAACCATCTATTTCTTTTGTACTTCAGGAATATCAAGATCGGGGTTCTTAGCCTTTAGTAGTTCTGCCCAGCTAGTAAACTCATGTCTATAGAACCTATCTGCTGTAAGAGCAATAATTCTATCATTAAGAGTATCATACTTACTGTCAACAGACTGTTCAATACCTGCGAGTCTTTGTTCAATCAGTAGTAGCTTTACTGTATTATCTGAGATAGAGTCTTTGATCCAAAAGGCTCCTCCCAGGATTGTTACAATAAGGGTTATAGCTAATCCTAAGTTTACTTTAGTTTCTTTATCAATATTAGTAGCCACTTTTTACTCACTTCTATATGTAAAATTAATGAAACGTGGTTTACACCTCTTGCACACTAACCCAAGAGGTCTTCCATAGTTATCTACAACAGAAGAGCATTCAACAGCCACACAAGCTAGATCTTCTTCTATGTCTTGCATACCACCAGCATATGTATGATTACATAAGACACATTTATACGCAGTTAGTTCAGCAAAGAAGGTGAACATGTCGTCTGGTACAGGGAGTCCTATATATGTTTTCATAGCCAAGTGTTATATTGTTTTCTTTTACTTCCTCCTAATAGATTGCCTTCTTTGACTCTCTTTAGAAGTTCTTCATGCGCTTTTTCTTTACGCTTTTTGATTTCTGTGTCAGCATCTTGAGATGCGAACTCTACTAAAGCTTGTACTGCCATCTGGAGAGCTTCCAAACGGTCATCATGCTTTAGTGATCTTTTGTCTTTGGTTATTCTACTCATCTGGTATTGAAGAGAATAAAAACGCTGCTTTTCTCTTGGGAATGACTTGATAGTGTTCAGGTCTTCTTCCAGTACTCTTCTACCAAAGATTAGTTTGTGAGAATTTAATACAGGCTCCAAAGTAGATATAATACGGCGCTCTTTATTCGTTGAGTTATGAATCTCAGAGACTTTAATCTTATATCCCTTGACAGCTAATACCTTCTCTAGCATGGTAGTAAACATACCATCACCCATGTTGGATTCAACAAAGATCTCTTGAACCTTTTCTTCGTTAGCTATGTCAGCCAGAGTACTTAGTGTTTCATCTGAGTAACCACCCGTTAGACCATTACACCTATGTGTAAAGAATTGGCCTCCAAGAGTAGAAACAACAGCATAACTAGTCTCGTCAGAACCTCTACCAGAAGGGTCAATTGACATAACCTTATAAGAAGGTTTCATAAGATTTTGAGAAATATGCATTGGTCTGTAAAATCTATCAGATCCTAAGCCCCAACATGTGATATCTTTAATCTCTTGTTCTGGTGATTTACCATAAACAACTTTATCAGGTACAATCTCTGTATCCAGATCTAGAACACAAAGATCCTCTAATTTTAATGGATATCTGTCTAGGTCGCTAAAGCTCGTATCAAGCTGGAACTGTAGTGCGAAGCTAGATCGACCCATTGATAGCTCTCTCTCATACAATTCAGCATCATCGAATCTTACTGGATCTACAGGATCACCAGCCTTTGTCTTAGAAGCTATTTCTATGATATAATTAGCAAGTCTACCGCCATAACTATCTACAGAGACAGGTACTCTAGAGGGCCAGATATCTACCTCATAGTTCTGCTGTGCTAGTTTGTTATATAGACTGTCTTCTGTTTGAGGAGTTCCAAGGAAGATAATACGCGCTTCAGGAACAGGTTTGATAATAGATTCAAACTCAGCTACAGCAGCGTGTACAGACTCTCTCATACCAGGAGTCTGACTATTGTTCCATGATTCAATATCATCAGCAACAATGACATCAGCACGGGATCCGGTTAGTTGTCCAGTAATACCCTGGCTAATAACAGAGTTAGACTGGTCTGGAGTAGCAGGACCAACATCAAATGCAACCTTAGAACAGGTTTGTCCAGGTCTAGGAAGTAGATGTTCTGTTAGAGGGCCTAGTCTAGTAAGTAGGTCTAGAGTGAAGGTAGTAAATCGGTCTGCTCTGTTTTTAGATGCAGAGACAACCATAATTCTAGTTTGAGGATTTAGTAATAGCCTCCAGACAACATAAGCAGAAGTGATATAACTCTTACCTACACCACGAAAAGCTTCAATGATATATCTCTTAGGACCATGTTGCAGGTTATAAGCAATATCTAGCTGTACAGGAGTAGGCTCTGGAAGATCTAAAGCTCCCCAGACGATCTTGACAAAGTTAGGGAAACCATTTTCACCAGAGATCGCAGCTAGAATTTTATCCTTTTGGTTCATACTCGTTGACGTTAGGAACAATATCTGCCCTGATAGCATCACCAAGGTAAGATGCTAGATTGTCTAATATACCATCCTCTTCATTAATTTCAGGTTCAGGCACAGTAATGTTATTGTCTTTCAGCATCTTCAAAGCATTAGCCATATCTGACGCTGTAGCGGTTCCTGCCCTTACTCGGTCTAGTAGGTCTTGCGCAACTGCTTCGTGCAGTTCTGACAGAATTTTCTCTACATTATCCATATGTTTTTGTCTCCTATATTACGGGCATAATCTCACGAGATTAGCAGCGTCCCATGTCGAAGACCAAGCTGTAGTGTCTGCTGGCACGATAGTTTCGCTTTTGTAGTCAGCTATTTCCGTGGTCATCTTCTCTAGAATAGTGACTCCTTCTGAAACCGTAGGCTCCCAGACTGTTCCTTCATTCCAGTCATCAAAAGTAGCAAGCATAATACCTGCGACCACATCACCAGCAGACCTAAGGGTTTCTAATCCAGTAAATTGACCTTCAATCGTGTCAACATCTCTAGGAATCTGACGATCTACACCATCTCCCCATTGCTTAGTCCAGTCATCAAAGCCAGGAAGCACATTTCCAAATACAACTCTGCCAGGATAATTACCTACAACATCAAAGAATGGTTGGTGCTTATCCTTAGCCCACTCTCTGGCTTTTACATGGTTACTTCCAGTTTGAGTTTGATAGTTCTGGATATCTACCCAAGGAGAGATAGCATCAGCAAAGTTAAATGCGTCCGTATTCTTTAGGGTAGTAAGAACATAAAAGTCTTCACCAGTAGCTTTTCTCACTTGGTTTAATACGCCATTGACGGCATCTGCACCACCAATACTGGTATAAGAATCTCCATCTGCACCAACAACAACAAGCAAGCGGCCATTAACTCTGTAAGCAGACTTTCTTACTTTTAGTCTATTGACTACGGCAGTTAACTCTTGTCTGAAGGCTTCAGCTAAGTCCGTCCCCTCAACTGTACCTCCTCCATAGATATATTGAATACCAACCATGCAGGTAACGCAGTTTTCTCTACCACTCTCGTCAGCTATTGTTAGCATATTCTCGAAAGCAGCCTTCTTAGTATCTGAACTATCTCCACTTATAGCGTCAGAATACCCAAGAGCGTTACACATCCAAACATCAACTCTACCATTTACAGTAGAACCATCTCTTAGAATATTAAGAGCCTTGGTCATACGAGTTCTAGACTCTGCATCAGCACCACTAGAAGAGTAAATTCCCTCAAGAGGTCTTAGGTTGGATGCAATAGATCTAGTTCCAGCTACACAAACCGCTGGGAAGTGATCTGCATACGGAGTAGGAGGATAAGTTACAGGGTCTAAATCAGACCAACCACCAACAGCTTTTGCAGCAGGAACCTGCCACAAGTTATAATCGCCATCAGGACCAGGAGTAGTTACGCCTCCAATAACGTCAAAATTAGGAATACCTAACCAAGACTCAGAGAACATTATAACAGGTACACCTGTAAGAGTTGTGTCTAAATCAAATACATGGTCATAAACCCTTTTATTTTGAGACACATTCATTCCTGTGATATAGACCGCAGTAGTGGATGTTTTATGTACAGAAGCTTGAACATCTACATAATACTGACTACAAAGGGTTAAGTCATAGATAAGAGAATCGCCAATATCGGTAGCATGGAAGTCCGTATCTGCAACAGATAGGATTTCTACCCATGCATCGTTATTGCTTAATCTTCCATAAACCTTTATCAGAACATCACTTGTGGCATCTACTCTTGTCCAGTCGATCTTAATCTTAGGGTTTTCTTTTCGTGCAGGGTAAGCATACCACGTTGGAGTGGTTACATCTCCTTCCGTTACTGGAAGTATTTCAGCGATTTTAAACATAATTATACAGGTTCTTGTAGGTATGCGTTTACTACATTGGTTGCGTCATTACTTCCCGTAGCTTGAATCTGCATAATAGGAGTTAAAATAACCTCTGTAATAAGGCTATATGTTCCTGGTGCTACTGGTGACCCAAAGTCAGTTTCGTCGTAGGTAATTTTAGTGCCATCAGGTCTAATAAGAATAGCAGAGATATCGTCAGTTCTTAGTTGTCCTTTCCCGTTGATATCGATAGTAGCTCCAGCACCGACAACGTTGACGACCCAATCAATCTTTAAAACGCCCGTCTTTTGCTCTTTACCAAGTTGAGGATAGTGTTCCTCACTACCAGTAGCTCCAGCAGACAGAGATGCTATTTGTGTTACAAGTCCCATAATTTAATACTCCATTAAGAAGGCTGTAGAGAAGTTGGCAGCAGCACCATTGGTTACTGTAAGTCTCATCTCTGGTAGAATACTAACTAGCTTCATAAAAGGAAGGTTAATAGCTGGGGTAGTTCCTGTGTCTGCCTCTGTAATAGTAGCTACGGTAGCCCAGGCATCTGCATCACTCATTCTGCCTTCTAGTAAGAATGTAACGGTAGCAGCCCCAAGAAAGAATACCGTGGCATTTAGAAGACCTTCTCCTGTAGTGCCAGTTTTAAAATACAGGATATCTCCTGATCTATCGCCCGTTGATAGGGCTAATGCTTTTTCAATTTGTGCCATGATCGGTCCTTAGTGTTTATTGTTCATAAGTTTAGGCTTCTTTAGCCTCTTTAATGGCTTTCTTCTTCACAGCAATTGCCATTAATTCATCGCCATCTTCCGTGGTATGTTCCCATCCGATAGCCTTCTGACCAGACATAATTGCCTTGCCAATGTCAACCTTTCCATCATAAGGAAGCAATGCCTTAGCAAAGTCTCCAAGGTGTTGTCTAGGTCTACGTTTTCCTAGTAGTCCAAGCAGGTAAATAGCTAGAGGAGTGTAAGGCGCAAGTCCTGGAATAGCAGCCATAATTCCTGTAGCAGCCTGTGTTCCAGCCGCTAAGGGGTCTAATTCGGCCTCTCCTGTTACTTCATCTATCTTTTGAGGGATAGGTCTAAAGATCTTAGTAGGCAGCGTATTAGCCTTTACATACTTAGCTTCTGTGAGGATAATCTTCTCTACTTCCTGACCAAAGTATCCTTCGATGATTCTCCCCATGACACCATCAATCTCCGAAACGTCGATCAGGGCCGCATCTGGATACCCTGTCACGGGGTTTACTTGAGGGAAGAATGCAATATCCTCCTCTACATCTTCTGGAAGCACAAACACTTGTTCTTGCACAGGAACACCAATCGGTCCTACGGTGCCATCAGATACACAAGCGGTTAAGGCGAGTACTACAAGAATGCAGCAGACAGTTAGTTTAGTAAAGTATTTCATAGTTTTTGTTTAAGTAGCAACTCTTCTAGCGTGGAAAACAGATACGTGTCCACCAGTTGCGGTTCCAGATATGTATAAAGACACAACAGATCCAGCAGCAATCGTGGCACTATTTAATGTACTATCATACCCAACGGTAGCAGCAGTTACTCCAACCGTAGCTACAGAGGATCCATCGTCCCTTAATTGTGAAGTACAGGTTGAAGATGCGGCACAAACCAAAGATCCGGCTACAATACATAGGTCTACAGGAGCTACGTGACCTAAGGCCGCAGAGTAAGGAATTTGTGCTGCATCTAAGTAACTATAATTGTTAGTTAAAGCTCCAAGATACACACCTTGGAAAGCCATCAGGTTGTCTCCAAGCCACTTACTTCTAGAGCTGTCGTAGTAAAACCACTCTTCCAGATCTGTTCTATAATATCTCTGACCTTCTGCTGGAGATAAAGGAAATGATGTGCCAGAGTCGATCTTATTGTCAACATAGGCTTTTACAGATTGCTGCGTAGGTAGTTTGGTGGCAGAATTTGTAACCATGTCATCTTCATCAAGAACAAAATCCATGTCTGCCGTTGTCGTGTCTGTCTCCATAACAGCACCAGCCGAGGCTACATTAGTTGCATCTGTTACGTCTGCACCATCTTCTACATTGATTAGAGAGCGTACATCCGTAGCAGATAGGCCCTCAATAAGAGATCCGCCACCAGTTACTCTTCCTAAAATCTCGTCTGTGCCAATGGACACGATAGAGGGAGATCCTGTTCCTGATTGTTGTGCTAATACTCCAAACGCAGGAGTAAAATCAGACTCCATAACAGCGCCAGCAGCATCGACATTGGTTGCGTCTGTAATATCAGCACCAGACTCAATTCCATCTAGTTTTGCCTTGTCGGCACCAGACAGTAATCCAGCAGCAGTAGTGGCTATAGCTTGAGGTAGGGTAGCGTTTGTCCCTGTGTCAGAATTAACATCTAAGGTTGTTGCAGTTATTGTTCCAACGCTTAGGTTTGTAACACTTGCTCCACCGTTGGCGTTTATTTCAGCAAGCCATTGAGAGCCATCCTACACAGCAGT